CTTCCGGCGACGTTTCTGTCATCTACCAGGGTGACGTTATGCTCGGACGTTTGGCCTGTGGCTGCGATTATCTGAATCCTGCTGCAGCAGTTGAACTGTATGTTGGTTCTTCGGCACCTTCTGAATTCTGATATTCATTCTTTACTAGGGATCCTTCGGGGTCCCTTTTTTTTAAATATGTCTAACCCTAGCCTTGCTACGCAGGATGAAATTTCTGCCGTAAATCAAATACTTACGTCATGTGGTCAAGCGCCCGTGACAACCCTAGATCAAACCAACCCGGACGTTGCGATTGCCTTTCAGACTTTGAATGAAGTCTCTAGGGAAGTACAAGCGGAGGGGTGGGTATTCAATACAGAGCGAGAATTAGAATTTCCAGTAGATAATAACAACGAAGTGCCAATCCCTCCGAATGTAATTCAGATGGATCTATCACACACTCCTAGCAATAATCAATATCAAGTCATCAGGCGCAACGGTAAGTTGTACGACAAAATCAGCCACACTGATAAGTTTCCTGATGTAGATAGTTTTTTATGTGATGTAACTTATTTGTTTGATTGGGTCGATCTACCAGTCCCAGCTAAAGATTTTATTACTGCTCGTGCATCTTCAATCGTATCTATGCGTATTGTGGGTGATCCAAATCAATACCAGATCCTTCAGCAAAGAGAGGCTTACACAAGAGCTGTTCTTGCTGAATATGAATGTACTCAAGGTGACTACACATTCTTCGGTACACCAGGAAGGACAAACAACTATTCAGCCTACAAACCTTACCAAGCTTTATATCGCTAATGGCAGCAGTTACTCAACGAATTGGAAGCTACCTTGGTGGCGTATCAAAACAATCTGACGACAAAAAACTACCGGGGCAAGTTCGTGAGTGCTATAACGGCTACCCCGATATTACATATGGACTGACGAAGCGACCTGGATTTAAGCACATTGCCAATTTAGGTACAGGTACATCTCTTGACGATGCAAAGTGGTTGTATATCGATCGAGATGATGACGAAGAATACATTGTCGCTTTTGCAGGTAACACTGTTAGTGCATGGAATGCACAAACTGGTGTCCAATGCACTATTACATACGGCACTGGTGCACAATCCTATTTAAATGGTAATAAGAATAACTATAAACTACTAAATATTCAAGACACTACAATTGTTATTAATAACTCCACAACTGTCACTGCTTTACCAGCACCCAGCTATGTACCTAAAAGTGTTGCAGTACTTGAGTTGTTCGACATTCCACTTAGTACTAATTACACAGTAACAATTGAAGGTCAGACTTTTAATACCACTTCTGGTGTTAGCGCTACATACGATTCTGTTTTAACAGCTTTAAAAAATGGTATCGATGCTTTTAATATTAGTGGCCTTGTAGTTACTAAACGTCGTTCATCACTTGATTTAGTACGTACTGTCGGTGGTACGCCTACTGCCTTTACTATTACTGCTTCAGGTGGTTCTGCTGCTGATAAATTAAAGGTAATACAAGATCAAGTTGATAATGTATCTAGACTTCCGTCTGAATCATTCCAAGGTAATACACTAAAAATATTGAATACTGATTCTGATTCAGATTCATATTATGCACAGTTTGTTGCTGACGATGGTTCTGGAGGGCCAGGGTTCTGGGAAGAAACTATTGCACCTGGCGTATCTGCAGGTTTCGACGATAGTACGATGCCTCATGAACTTGTAAATACAGGTCTTAATACATTTACCTTCCGCAAAATCAGTTACTCAAATCGTCTTGTTGGTGATCAAATCTCTAACGCAGACCCTTCTTTTGTTGGTGAGAAAATTACTGGTGGGTTTATCTATGGTAATCGTATTGGGTTCCTTTCAAAAGACAATGTATCTTTAAGTCAGGCTGGTGATTTTTACAACTTCTATTTTGCTACAGCACAAACAGTTGTTGACTCCGATCCTGTTGATGTCAATTGTTCTTCATTGGAAACAACTACTTTATTTGCAGCTGTATCCAAACCACAAGGTGTTGTACTTTTTTCTGGAAAACAGCAATTTATCTTGTCATCAGAATCAGGTGTACTTACGCCTTCACTGGCACTTGTAAATACACTATCTAATTATGAGATGGACCCAAACATCGACCCAGTTGATAACGGTCCTTATTTTAATTTTGTTAATAAAACTCCAAGCTACACACGTGTATTCAGCATGGTAACTAGGGGTAACGATGAAAACCCCCAAGTACTTAATGTAGGTAAAATTGTAAGAGACTGGATCTCTCCTAATATTACAGATATAGCTGCTAGTCCTGATTCGCAAATCCTTTGCCTATATGGACAGTCATTGAATGAAGTCTTCATTAATAGATTTTATAACGACGGCGAAAAAAATCTTTTGGAAGCATGGATTAGTTGGCTCATGCCAGGGAATGTACAATTCATGGGCCTTAATCGTGACAACTTTTATGCTGTAACTAAACAGGCTAACCAATTTGTTTTAAGTGTTACGTCTCTGAGTCAGAGTCCTGAAGACGCAATTATTGTTAGTGGAGAAGGTTCTAGAATTAATCCTTGCATTGATTTCTATGCATCTCCTTCTAGTGTTGTTTATGATTCTGCCAATGACAGAACAAAATGTTATCTACCCTATAACAATGTTCCAGACCTAAAGACTGTACTAATTGTCAAGGGTAATACTCATACTGCTGGTTTTAGTCAATCAGGATATACGCTTACACCTGAAAGAGGCACCGATAATACTGGTGATTTTTTTAGCATTCCTAATCAAGATCTAACAAGTATCAGCTCTAACTTAATTGTTGGATTTAGATATGATTTTGATGTCGAGTTGCCGTTTGTTTATTATCGTCCTGACGAAAATGTAACTGACTTTACTGCTTCGTTAGTTATCTCTCGAATGAGATTTACTTTGGGGATGTCAGGTAATATGAGCTTTAGAATTAAACGTAAAGGAAGTGTACCTAAAACACTCAGTTTTACAGGTGATGGTACAACAACTCAGTTTAATTGGAATCCTAATGAATTTAAATATGAAAATGTTTCTGAAGTATCAGTCTCTGTTAACGGTGCTTTAACTTCTGATACTGAATATTCATTCATAGGAAATTCAGGAGTTCAATTTAATAGTGCACCTGCTGCAGGTGATGAAATTGTTGTCAAGGTATTAGATTACATTGTAATCAATTCTGTCGCATATGCAAATGATTATCTGGCCAACGATGTTCCTCTTTCAGACTATTCAGTTGTAACAGTACCCATTTATCAAAGATCAGATAATTTCACTATGCGTTTATTTAATGACTCCCCTTTCCCTGTAGCCATCAATTCAATGATGTGGGAAGGACAATATTCTCAACGCTACTATAGGAGGGCGTAAATAATGGTTTTTCCTGTAGGCGCAGTTATTGGTGCTGTCGCTGGTGTTGGATCTGCTATCTTTGGCGCATCTCAACAAAGCAAAGCACAAAACAGAGCACGAAGTGATCAGCAGAAAGCAATTGATAATCAGTATGATTATGACATTGAACTGTATGAAGCTCGTAAGCAAAAAACAGAAGCCGAGCGTGATGAAGTCATTCGCTCAATTGAAAATCGTAAATACAATGATGAAGTTCTAGCTCAATTTAAAGATGCAAACGCTCTGGTCAGCTATGAACAATCAGTTAAAATCAGGGATGTTCAACAAAGGCAATTAAACAACGCTTTTTTAAAGTCTGGTGCTTTGTATGACATGGCTATTGGCTTTAATCAAAGAGCAGCTTCAGACGCTAAACGAAAACAATCGCGAGTACTTTACGAAGAAACTCAGAGGTTTGCTTTTGATAATCAAGAAATGATTATTGAGCAGCTCCAAAAAAGCGGAACAGCTAGAGCAAGAGGACTTGCAGGGCGTAGTGCAGACAAAGTAATTCAAGCAATTGCATTTGAACAAGGTGTTGGAGAAGCCCAATTAAACGAATCTTTAGAGAGTATTATCAATACCACTATTGAGAACTTTAATGATATTGATAGACAGGAACTACAAGGCAATATCAATGCATTCGGTGCAAAAGTACTTCCGCCAGAAACTATTCCAGAAGTACCTGTTCCATTTAAAACACCAAGGGCTTTCTACGAATATCCACGTGAACTGCAAGACTTTGATTTTGGCCCTCAACCAATCAAAGGCGTGAACAGTATTCCACAATCTTCGTGGGCCAGTGCATTTGCTAATTACATTCCAGGTATTGTTCAAGCAGCTACACCACTTATTGCTCAAACGTTTAATCCAATTCCTGGTGGTGGTACTGGTGGTGGTGGCTTCTCTCTTATGGGTCAAACATCAACATTTAATCCTTCAGTATTTACACCTGGACCCTTTAGCAACTATTGAAGTTAACCGCTTTAAATTTAGGAATTAAATGGCTAAATCAAAATTCCGCGGCTCAGCTCGCGGAGGAGGTTTTAATACGTTAACGCCTCCATATGGAATTATTAGAGAACAGCAGCGACAAAGTGCTGAGACCATACGTGGTCTAGAAAATCAACAAAGACAGACCGATGCAAGAGCTGCAAAGGCAGAACGTGATCTTGAACGGGTACAGTCTCGCGAAGAGGCTAATCGTTCGGAAAATGCACGCCTTGAACAAACTTACTTTGACAATAACATTGCTGGGCTAGGTAGAAATAAAGCACAGCAAGCTCGAAATGACCTTAATATTAGTAAGGCAAATCAAGCGAAAGAAAAGCGACTAACTGATCTAGCTGCGTTAGCTCCTTCTGTTCTTGAAAAAGTAATGGAAGCTAAGCAAGCACGTGACACAGCTATTCAGGACAATGCATATAACTATTTTATTGCACAAGGTCTTCCTACTGATCGTGAGACTCGATTCAATGTAGCTAACGAAGCTATTAAACTTAAAAGTGAAGAGGTTCATAGTCAAGCTGACGCAATGGCAGCAGCAGGTGCACCTTTACGTGTCACCTCTAATTACCGACAGCTCAGTAAAAATGAAGAGTTAGGACGTGTTAAAGCCTATGCAGAGATGGCAGAACTTGGTGCCGACAGTTGGGTCGCTACTTGGATGCGTGAAAGTGGTGTAGATACAACAGATCCTGTAGCTGTTGCTGCTGAGTTAAATAAAGCCCTACCAGCATATATCCGTAAGAACAACCTTCAAAATGTACCTATTGAGTTTTTAGGAGGTTTATTTAAAAGGCTTCGTAAAGTCAGAAATGACACGACACTTGCATCTGAAAAACAGATGATCGCACGTCAAGATGCCACTCGACTCAGTGCATTACGTGTGAGATTTGAATCGGATATAAATCCTCAGACTGCTCGTGAACTTTTTGATGGACTAGTCCGGTATTCGCAAGATGGTAAGCAAGGTAGTTACAAAGTAGCACGTACAACACTTTTTAAGTTCTTTGAAGATCCCGGCATTCCAAAAGACAAAATGGATGCTGCCTTGTCAATAAAAGGTAGATTAGGCTTACCTTTGTCAGAAGAATATCCGCAAGAGTATGAAGAGCTAATTCGGAAAAGGGCTAAAAACAGAGAGGAAAGATTTACTGCAATTAAGTCTCAGAAAAAAGCCCGTGATCAACAACTTTATGACATTGCTTACCAAGCTCTGAAAGATGATGATGATCCATCAATTACTGATGTTGACACTTTGGCAGCGCAGTTAGTAGAACAAGGAGTAGATAGTGAAAAAGTAAAAGACTTTCGGAAATATGGTACGCGGATAACTACTAGTGAACAAGAGAAAGCAAGAAATGCTGAAGATCTATACCAAATTGCACGGGCAGATGGAATTACTGTAGAACAAGTCCTACGAAAGTCTTTAACCACAGAAGATCGTAAAAAGCTTTTAGAACTAGCTGAAGCCCGAGAGAAGCTCATTTTTTCTGGCGCTCTGTCGGAAGAAGCGGTTAGGAAACAACTAAGAAATGCTTTCAGAGCTAAAGCTGGTAGGCCCCTAAATAATGAATCTATTCTTGGTCTTGATGCAGCATTGGAAGATGCATATTTAGATTATAAAGACAGGCTAACACAAGGAGCAATTGCTGGTGGTATTACTGCTGGAGACATGCGTAGATTCTCTCAGCAAACGCTTAATGACGTTAGGGAACTAATTGGAACCGAAGGCGGTAAATATCGTATATCAGACCAAATACAAGAAGCAGGTGATAGGGCAAAGGAGCGTGGGCAAGGCGGTAGATCAGGCGCTACCCCACCAGCAAGCCTTACAACGCCTCTGTATTTTCCTGAGTTCACACCAAGATCGGATAATGCCCCTCTAGGTCGAGCACCTGTAGAAGGCCGAGCTGATGAAATACGGCGAAAAGGACTCGCAAATTTGCTTAAAACGGTAAAAATTGACCCCTCTATTATTGATAATACTTTGATGATACCTACTGCCGAATTGGCAGTGTTGATGGATGACTTGAAAGCAGGTCGAGATGCAAAAATACCTGAAATTTATTATGCAATTTCTAGGTCTACTGGTGGAATTCTTTCTGCCCGTGAAGCCCTTACAAAAAATGCAAAAATTCTCGATGAAACTTTTGAATATCCACTCACTGACCTACAAAAAGAAATGGTAGATCAGGGGGCTAATGACCCTCAAATTCAACAAGCCCTTCAATCTATGCAAGATGCAGCTGAAGAAGCTACCTATTATCAAGCGTTTGATGGCGGCAATACACAAAGAGTGTATATGTCTCCAGATGTCTTGGAATATCAAGAAGGTGCTGCTGCACTACCTTCGCTTGTTGCAGCAATTATTGGTCAAGAATCAAGTGAACGACCCGGTGTAATAAATGAAGACACCCAGGTATTTGGCTTAGGTCAAATTGCAAGGGAGAATATTGGTCCTTGGACTAGAAAGCATCTAGGCTACACGATGTCACCTATGGCATTCCTAGACGATGCTGCAGCTCAACGTAAGGTTATTGAAGGTGAATTCAGAGACAGACTTCGCAAATATTCTAAAGAAGGATATACAGGTGAAGAACTAATTCGACGTACTGCTGCAAGTTGGTACGGCGGTCCTGGTGCAGTTGATAAGTGGGATGACCCTACCTATCACGCTAATTATGGCCCAGAGCCTAACATGCAACAATACACAAAAGAAGTGTACGAACGCTTTCAAGAACTTGGTGGTTTTGGTATTCAAGCAGCTAAAACTGGATCTAACGAAGGTATTGTAATTACCAGCAGATTTGACCCTGATGCCGGTCAAGGTGGAGTTGATTTTGCAATCAGTAATGGCGCACCGAGGGCTCCTTTTTATTTTCCTTTTCCAGCTAAGGTCGTCAAAATCCGCACTGGAAATGATGAAAGAATTTATGTGGAGAACGGTGATACTCGTAAGAGTCCTGGTAACTACGTTGAACTAACTGCTACCGATCCCATCTCTGGTCATACGTTCGACATGCGTTGTGCACACTTTGATTATGTAAATGGAAGTCTTCGTGTTGGACAACAGCTACCAGCTAATGCTTTCATAGGAACACAAGGTAGAAGTGGTTCAACAACTGGTTATCACGTAAGTTGTGATGCATATGGTGTAGGCAACACTACCCCTGATCCGGTTGGAAATAAAATTCTTCTTGAATATTTAGATGGAGTTGTAAATGATGGATAGTTATTCTGATTATTGGAAAAAAAGAGAAGAACAGCAAAGACTTCTCGAAGAAGAGGCAGAGACTGGAGAAAGACGAATAGCTCCTGCACCCACTGCACCTGACGTTGTTCCTGAGGCACCTCCAGTTCAGATGGAGGTTGAGGAAGAGGAAGAGGAAGAGGAAGAGGTTGAGGAAGAGGAAGCGGTTGATGAAGAAAAAGAAGAGAGGCCAGCATGGCTCCAAAGGTGGCGCGAAAGCGCGGAAAGGGTTGAAGAAGAGGCTCCGCCCCAAGTAATTGCTGGAACAGCTATGGGTCTAGGCATGATTGACACTGCTGTCGATGCCATTGATTCAATTATTCCATCTGGCACAAAGCCAATGGCAACAAGACTGAATCCTGACCCTGATTCTGTACCTAGCCTAAAAAAGCTTTGGGATGACATTAGTCGGCGTGATGAGTCTAAATACCAAGCTGTACGTAAATTATCTGCTGAAATTCTTCCTTCTCTTTATATAGGTGGTTGGATTGGTAAGGCTGTTAAAGGATTAAGTATTTCTAATCTCAGTAAGGGTGCACTAATTGTTGCTGGCGAAAATGCTGTCGATCTTGCAGTTATTAATG